CAAATAACTTTTAGTACAGCCCCTGCAAGTGGTGCTTCTATATTTATTGTAGAAATATCTGGTGCAGTAGGTGGGCCATTAGATTCAGACTTAAATGGCACAGAATTAATTTTAGATGCTGATGGTGACACAAGCATAACAGCAGACACTGATGATCAGATAGATATTAAAATTGCAGGTGCAGATGATTTTCAATTTACTGCAAATACATTTACAGCGCAATCTGGTAGCACTATAGCGGCTCAAGCATTAACTGCCACTACTTTAACTGCAACAGGTGATGTATCTTTAAATGGTGGTGGTTTTGTATTTAATGAAGACTCTGCTTCTGTAGATTTTAGAGTAGAATCTAATGGTAATGCAAACATGCTTGTTGTTGATGGAAGCACAGATTGTGTAGCTATTGGACAAGCGGCAGGTTCTGGTTCTTATGAATTAGATGTTGCAGGTGATATAAGATTATATAATTCTGGCGATGGTTTAAGAGTAATAGATTTTGATACTAATAGAGGAAGTGCAGGAGATTTTCTTGGTGATATTACAGGTAAATGGAATGGTACTGATGTAGCAAGAATATCATTTAGAGCAGGTTCTGACACAACTAATAAAGATGACGGATTAATACATTTTTCAACTTCTGCTGCGGGTAGTTTAGGTGAGTCATTTAAAATTTTAGCTAATACAGATGTGCAATTTGGTGGAAACGCCGATATAGGTATTAATGTTACACCGGGTGATGCAAAATTTATGATTGGCGAAGTTTTTGATAATATAGTAGGGATAATTACAAACGACCAAACTAGTGGTAGTGGTAGTGAAACTCATTATGTTATTAAAAGGTCAAATAGTACGGTTGGAAGTATATCTGCAACTAATAGTTCAACAGCTTTTAACACTTCATCAGATTACCGATTAAAAGAAAATGTAACTTATAGTTGGGATGCAACAACAAGACTTAAACAACTTAAACCCGCTAGGTTTAATTGGATAAAAGATGAAACAAATACATTAGTAGATGGATTTATTGCTCACGAAGTTACAGCAGTTCCAGAGGCTGTTTCTGGCACGAAAGATGCAACCGAAACTAAAAATAATGTTGTGTTAGATAACGAAGGTAATATGTTACATCATTCAATAACAGAAGCAGAATGGACAGCAGGTAAAGAAGAAACACCTCCAAAATATCCAACTAACTCTACGTGGCAAGCTAGTAAAGAATTCATTATACCACAACAGATAGACCAAGCTAAACTTGTTCCCTTACTTGCCAAAGCATTACAAGAACTTGAAGCTAGGGTAACAACACTAGAGGGTTAATGTTACTAGGACACGGAGCAATATGATAAAAGATAACTTACTATTAGCATTTTTATTAACTTTTATAATTTGTATAAGTGTACCAGTATATGGAGATTCAACAAATGATGACAATGACCAAACAAATACTTCTGGCAGTAATACACAGATTACGGGTGGCTATACGGCTACAACGACAAATAATAATGATGGGCAGACAAATACCACGACATCGACAACAACGAACTCGACCACTTCAAATGGGAGTTCCATACCTGTAAATTCAGCTAATGCTCCATCTTTCTCAAGTATGAGTCAAGATGTATGTAGCATGGGTGTAAGTGGAAGTATTAGTACACTAGGTGTAGGTGCTTCAATGGGAAAACATGTCAGAGATTTAAATTGTGAACGCATAAAGCTATCAAAGGTACTATATGACTACGGTATGAAAGTTGCTGCAGTTTCAATTCTCTGTCAAGATCCTAGAGTTCATGCGGCAATGGAATCTGCTGGAAGTCCTTGTCCGTGGAACGGTAAAATAGGAAAAGACGCACAAGAAATGTGGGATAAATAT